GACCTGGCCAGGAATCGTGGCCAAGGGCCGCGAATTGGGCATTTTGGAGTCGCAATTTACGCACCCGCAGGACTTTAAGGCCGCGGTCATGCGTGGCGCGATCAAAGCAGCATGATCTGTGAATACTGTGAAAAAGGTGGTGGGATATTCGACCTACATTGTGACGGCTGCAAGGACCGCATTGTCATGTCTGAGCCCTGCAAACTTATTCGGGAACGCATGGCCAAGGACATCGAACTCAAATGGGGGTTTCTTCCCCACTATCAGCGCCAGCCGCATTGCGGCTGCACCAAGGTCTGCATCAGAAAATCAAGGATTAAAAGCAAAGATGAATAATCGGCTGACCAGTCGAGAACGAAGGCACCTGGCCGCGGTTAAGGAACTGTGCTGCGGCGTCTGCGGCGCGGCTGGCCCATCGGACGCCCACCATATCGAGCAGCACCAGCAATTCCTGTGCATTCCCTTGTGCAAGGACTGTCACCAGGGCTCCCACAATGGCATCCACGGCCGCAGGGCCATCTGGAATGTCACCAAAAAAACTGAATTGAGCGTTCTGAATGACACCATCGAAAAACTCCTCCGATAGGATGGCGCTGCCCTGGCCACCCAAAGAACTAAGCCCCAACTACTCCGGCCATTGGGCGCCCCAGGCCTCGGCTAAGAAAAAATACCGATTTGCGGTGCGGGTCTTGGCCACGCAGGCCAAGTGGGAAATTCCAGAAGAAGGGCCGGTGCGCTTGGAGGTCGAATTCTATCCGCCGGACAATCGGCCGCGAGACAAGGACAACATGATTGCCGCGTTTAAAGCCGGCCAGGATGGCCTGGCTGATGCCTGGAAGATCAACGACAAGCGGATCGATTGCGACTATAAGGTCAGTCAGCAAAAGGGCGGGATGGTCAAAGTCAAACTGCTGGAGGCCACAAAATGAAAACCCCGCGAAAGCAAACTGTTTATAATCGGCGGATGAAACGCCGATCCAAACTTTCTAAAGACATTCTCGACTTACTCGAGCGCCAACCCAACATGACTCAGGCGCAAATCGCCAGGGAATTGAAGGCCAAACCGCATTCGATCAAGGCCGTGTTGTGGAAATTGGTCCACCGCCAGAGCAAAATTTTGGCGACAAAAGGCGCGAAGGCGGATACAATGACAGGGCCAAAAGTGGTCAATGTCTACTGTTTGGCGCCTGTTTGCGAAGGACAACCCGCATGAAAGACATCGAGGCGTTTTCGTTGGCGTTGCTGAATTCTGCGACTTGTGCGCACCTTCAGCATTGGCAGACGAGAAATTATGCGACTCATAAGGCGCTGGCCAAATACTACAACGCCATGCCTGACCTGGTGGACCGCCTGGTCGAATCCTACATGGGCCGCTACGGCCTGCTCGGCGAATTCGAGGAAGAATTCGAGATTGAAAAAGACCCTGTGCGATATTTCAAGGCGCTCCAGAAGTATGTGGACCAGAACCGCAAACACTTGCCAAAAGACTCCGAACTCCAGAATACCATTGACGAGATTCTTGATCTCATCAATTCGCTGCTTTACAAACTGCAAAACCTCTCCTGAAAGGAACACAAATGGCTAACACATTCAAATGCCCGACCCATTGCAACGACAAGTCTGGCCGCAAAGAGCCGGTCAAGAACGCCGTTGAGCAGGCCGGCAAAAACAAACCCATGGGCGAGAAAATGACCATGAAGGGTCGCGACACCAAGATGGGAACGAACAACTCTGGCGAGATTTACCAGAAGTGATCAATTGCGGAAATTGCCGGTTTTTCCAGGGGGGCCAATTTGGCCATTGCCGGCGATACCCCGAGAGCGTTACTAAGCAAGCGGGAATGTGGTGCGGCGAACACCAAATGGTAGAGCCGCTGCCGGAACCGGAACCCCTGCCGGAACCAGCAACCGAGCCGCAGCCCGCACCCAAGCGTGGAAGGAAAAAGCGTGAACCTGAAACCGTTGCGTGATCGAATCGTTGTGCGCCCCATTGAGCGGGTCAAAAGCGAATTCCTCCATGTGATCATGGACGAACTGCCAAACACCGGCGAGGTGCTGGCGGTCGGCCCAGGCGAATTTGATAAAAAAGGCCGTTTGATTCCTAACCCGATGGAAATCGGCCAGCGGATCAGGTTTGGCACCGCAGAAGAATATCTGGCCTACCCTCGAGTCGAAATCGATGGTGAGGAACTGATTGTGATGTCCTGGAAGGATGTCTGTTTCATCGAGGACGGCGATGGCAAAAACCACTAACAAACCGATTGCTCGCACGACAACCGGCAAGGGCAAGAACTACAAACCCACCGACCAGGGCGCGGGCATGACCGCCAAAGGAAGGGCGGAATACAATGCAAAAAATAATTCAAACCTTAAAGCACCGGCTCCAAACCCTAAAACAAAGGCTGACGCAGCGCGTAAAAAGTCTTTTTGCGCGAGAATGAGCGGAATGCCTGGGCCAATGAAGGACGAGAAGGGAAGACCGACTCGGAAGGCAGCATCTCTTAAAAACTGGAACTGTTAACAACGAAAGGAAATATCATGGCTAATTCAATCTCCACCGGCGTTGCTTACGCTGATCCTGCGGTCACTTTGGTTCAATTTCAGGCTTACACCGTGGCTACAGTCCCCTCTGCGGCAACTGCTGGTCAGATGATCTATGTCTCCAACGGTGCGGCTGGAAACCCCGTAATGGCGTTCTCCAACGGAACCAACTGGCTCCGCGTGGACACCTTGGCGGCGATTTCGTAATGGCTACCAAACCAGGGCTTTACGCCAACATCCACGCCAAGCGCGAGCGGATCGAGAAGCAAAAGGCCTCGGGGGCCAAGACTGTTGAGCGGATGAGGGCGCCTGGCTCCAAGGGCGCCCCCACCGCCAAAGCATTCCGAGAATCGGCGAAGACGGCCAAAAAGAGATAACCATGCCGCTTATCAGAGACATTGGCAAAAAGGCTTTTCAGAAAAACATCAAGGCCGAGATTGCGGCCGGCAAACCTCCCAAGCAGGCCGTGGCCATTGCGTATTCGGTCAAGCGAGAGGCTGCGAAGGATAAAAAGAAGAAGAAATAATGAACGCCCTGGCCGACATTCTTGAATTCGACCCGAATGTTGAGCGGCTGACGCTGCTCCCACGGCCAAAGGGCAGTCTCTATACCGAGCGCCAAAAGGGCGCCCAGGTCGATTGGTCAGATTGGATTGCGCCCCAGGTGCTGGTGGACATGGTCAAGGCCGCTCAAATGCCTGGTCGCGCTCTGCGAGGGGAGGAAATAAGCCCCGAAGAAGCGATGAGTTTCGCCATGAATGTGGGGGCGGGCGGTTTGGCCACCAGCGGATCAGCGCCTGCAAACGCCCTGGGAGCATTCAAGCGCGGGACCAATGTGAGCGGCGTCCCGATTCGCGAACTGCTTTACCCAGGCAAAGCAAATCTAACCTCGGCTGAAAAATCGGCCGTCACCCGTTTTGAGAAGTCTCTGGCCAACCGTGCGGTGCGCCAGCGCGAGGAAATGCGCCTGGCCGGTGGCGACATAATTGCGCCCACGCCTGGTCTGGTAAAAATCCAGGAAGTCGGCATCAACCCCGAACAGATGGTTGGCAAACGAATTGTTCCGGTTTCTGGCGACCTTTCCCAGACTGGCGGGACCGTGTCTCAAATTGCTGGAATTCCGTTGCGCCAAGCGGTCGAGCGCCAGGGTGGCCGCGAGTATATGCTGCTCGAGCCCAATGTGCGCCAGGGCGTGGCCTGGGCCTCAGAGCCCACCGCGGCCTCAAGCAAGACCGAAAATTTGCGCAAGTTTGCGGACAAGGGCGAAGATGTCCTGGGAGTATTTTTAGGGATGAGCCCGCAGGGGATCAACTTTAGTCACCACATGGCCGAGAGCATGGTTGGGCAACTGCCTGCCTTACCAATCACCAAAGACGCCTATCGGGCGCTGCGGGACGATGTGCGCAAGGCCTGGGTCAAAGACAAAGAGACCGGAAAGAAAAGATATCCATTCCAAGACTTTCCAGGGGTGGACTCGGCCAACATCGGCGAACTGATGGCCAAAGACGGCCAATTGCGCAAGGCCATTGTGGAGTCGATGAGCAAGGCCAAATTCCGAGACCAAGGGTTTCCGCGCTGGGAAGACACCGCCAAGGTGATGAACGACCCAAGGCTATTCCAAGGCGAGATGGGCCGCTCGATGTTTATTGCGCAGCCAGGTGTCGGCCCGATGTCCCCAGAATTCCAGCACCGGTCATATTCGATGGGAATTCCTGGGCAATACTTTGGCGGCCTGCGCTCGGCCAGCGGGGAAATTGTGGGAGTGCCTGGCGACCTCTTGATGCCCAAGACCTTTGAGCGAATGCGCGGCCAAGGCAAGACCGAGGCCAACATTGCGAGATCAATGCAAATGAAGCACCACGGAGAGAAATTTACTGAGGAATCCTTGGACCCTCTGATGAAATTCCTTGGTTACTGACCTGGCGGGAAACGAACTCCAACTCCTGGCTGAACTCTGCGATGAGGCCAGTTAGGACTCTAATGCGTTCAGGGTCGGTCATACAGAGATATTCCTTGCCATTGCGGACATAAACATCAACCTGGTTCTCATCGTCCACATAGATGCCACAGTAGAAAACAATCCGTTTCATAGCATTACCCTCCGAAAGAGTAAACAGTTTACCAGACAAGACTGTTCACAATCAATAGGAAACCATTTATCATTACAGGACTGGAACTTATAGATTGAGACAATCTACATGGCCGCACCGATAGGAAATACCAATGCCGTCAAAGGCAAACTGTTCTACGACAAACTCCGCAAACGGCTCACACAAGAGCCTCACAGGTTGGAGCGCATCGTCAACGAATTGATCACGCAGGCGGAGCAGGGAGAGGCCTGGGCGGTCAAAGAGGTCATCGACCGCCTGGACGGAAAGGCAGTCCAAACAACCGAGATGCAGAACTCCGATGGGACACCAATCCTCTCGGGAATCCAAGTCATGTTCGTAAAGCCTACCGATGAATAAGAAACCATCCCTTTGGCGTTGCACCAATTGCGAAAAGGTCACGCCCGAAAACAAGATGCTGGTCGATGACAAGGTGACCAACTCGCCCGTTGTGCAATACGGTTGCCCGCATTGCCAGCACATGAACTGTATGGAATATGTAGACCCCCGCAATGATTGAGGCCGAAGAACAAATCGATCTAGATCAATTGCAGCAGGCCGTTGCCAAGGCCGAATTCCCCATCAAACTCAAATGCCTGTTTGAGCCCAGGCGATACAAGGTTCTCTACGGCGGCCGCGGCGGCGCCAAATCTTGGGGCGTGGCCAGGGCGCTTTTGATCCTGGCGGCTAAGAATCCCACCCGCATTCTCTGCGCACGGGAATTCCAGGTCTCAATTAAGGACTCGGTCCATAAACTGCTTACCGACCAAATCATTGCCCTGGGTTTGGAATCCTTCTATGAGGTGACCCAGACCACCATCCGCGGGAAGAACGGATCAGAATTCTTCTTCATTGGGCTCAAGAACAACATCACCAATGTGAAGTCATTTGAAGGCGTGGAAATATGTTGGGTCGAGGAAGCGCAGACTGTTTCCAAAACCTCCTGGAATGTGTTGATCCCGACCATCCGAAAGGACGGCTCCGAGATTTGGATCACCTTCAACCCCGAACTCGAGACCGATGACACTTACCAGCGGTTCGTGGTCTCGCCGCCAACCAACGCGGTGGTGCAGAAAATCACCTGGCGCGATAACCCTTGGTTTCCCCAGACGCTGCGCGAGGAAAAGGACAACCTCCAGGTTCGAGACATCGAGGCCTACAACACGGTCTGGGAAGGCATCTGCCGTAAGACGGTCGATGGGGCGGTCTTTGCCAACGAGATTGCCATGGCCGACATCGAGGGCCGGCTGACCCGCGTCCCGTATGATCCGATCAAACCGGTTCACGCGGTGTTCGACCTGGGCTGGGCCGACAACACGGCCATCTGGTTCGTGCAATTCATCGGGTTTGAAATCCGTCTGGTGCGGTATCTCGAGGACAATCAGAAGACCATGTCTTACTACCTGGCCGAGATGCAAAAGTTTGGCTACCACTACGACACCATCTGGCTGCCCCATGACGCGGAGAACTCGACCCTGGCGGCTGCCGGCCGGTCGATTGCTGACATCGTGCGCCAGGCTGGATATAAGGTCCAAATCGTGCCAAGAACCCCGATTGCGGATTCAATCAATGCCAGCCGGACTATGTTTGGGAAGTGCTATTTCGACCGAGAGAACTGCCACCAGGGTCTTCAATGTCTGAGGCACTACCGGTATGATGTAGACCCAGACACCAAGCAATTCAGTAAAACGCCTTTGCATGATGTTTATTCGCACGGTGCGGATGCGTTTCGGTATATCGGTCTGGTCGTGAATGAGCCCCGCAAGACCGCGCCCAAAAAGGCAACCTATCAACCCCAGGGCTCATGGATGGGCTGATAATGGACAAGCGCATACAAGACGCACAGAAATTCTTGAGATTCGCCAATGACGCGGACTCATATAACCGCCAGGATGCCCTGGATGACTTGAAGTTTTCCTCGGGCGATCAATGGCCGGTTGAGGTGCAGAACTCCCGAAACCTCGAGGCCAGACCTTGCCTGACCATCAACAAACTCGATGGATTCATCCGCCAGGTCTGCAATCAGCAGCGCCAGGCGCGGCCCCGCATGAAGGCCCATTCAATGAACTCCGCGGCCAACGCTAAAGTGGCCGACATCTTGACCGGCATTTTTAAGCATATCGAAGTCAACTCGGACGCTGACACGGCCTACGATACCGCCTTTGAATTCGCGGTGCGGATGGGCTGGGGTTACTGGCGGGTGGTCACCGACTATGTTCGCGAGGATTCATTCGACCAAGAGATATTCATCAAGCCCATTGCCAACCCGTTCACGGTTTATTTTGACCCGAACTCCCAGATGCCAGACGGCTCGGATGCGGAGTCCTGCCTGATCACCGAGGTGATGAGCAAAAAGGACTTCAAGGCCCAATACCCTGGCGCGGATGACGGCGGCAACTTTACCAACCGCGGGACCGGTGATGCGGACGCGGACTGGATAATGAAGGATGACATTCGGATTGCCGAGTGGTGGCACACCGAGCGCAAGAAGACCAAATTGCTCCTACTCTCGGACGGCACCCAGGTTTACAAAGAAGACGCCCCCGCTGCCGACATCCTCGAGGCGGCCGGCATTGTGGTGGTGGCCGAGCGCGACACCATGCGCAAGACCATCAAATGGTGCAAATTGACCGGCATGGAGGTTCTCGAAGAACGCGATTGGGTCGGCAAATTTATCCCAATCGTGCCGGTCTACGGCCAGCAACTGGTGGTCGATGACAAGCGCAAGAAATACGGTCTGGTCCGCCAGGCCAAAGACCCGCAGCGGAAGTATAACTACTGGCGCACCGCTTTGACCGAGTCGGTCGCCCTAGCGCCCAAGGCCAAGTGGTTACTCGCTGAAGGCCAGGACGAGGGCCATGAGAACGAGTGGGCGCAGGCCAACATCAAGGCCATGCCGGTCCTGAAATACAAGCAAAAAGACATTGAGGGCAAAGACGCCCCACCGCCCCAACGCCTGCAACCCGAGCCCCCGCCCGCGGGGATTGTTGAGGCTACGAGTGCGATCAACAATGACCTTCAGACCGTGGTCGGGATATTTGACCCCCACCAGTTCATGCAGGGACATATGTCTGGCAAGGCTATTCGCGGCCAGCAGATGCAGATTGACCTCTCGAACTTCCACTATTACGACAACCTCACCCGCTCCCTAAAGCAGACGGGGAGGATCATCCTCGACCTGATTCCCA